CGTCAACTCTTCACGCTTTACATAAGCATTGCCCTTTAAACCGCCATAAATCATGGCATATAAAAAGCCAGTGGTTGTCTGTGAATCGTTATAATTGCCAATGACTTCTATAGCCAATTGATTGAACTTAAGGCCACGCAACTCGCCGCCTAAGTTGATTTGAATGTAACTCATGTTGTTAGTGTTTATTATTTAAAAATATCTTACTCCAAAAGCTGCAAATGGGAACGTCTTGCTTAAGCTTGTTAATGTACCAGCAGGATCACCATAAAAATAATTAAACCCTCTAAAGGTATTATTATCATTTTGAGTTGACGTTGCATAATCTCCACTTCCTATGTTTAAAGTCACTCCGTTGCTTAAAATGTTATCCATATCGTTTTGACTTGGCATAACCCAATCACTATAACCCCCGTAAGTATCGTTATAAATACTTAAAGCTAGAGAAGTAGTAGTTGTAGCTATAATGCTGTTGGTGTTTGCTGTACCTGAACCCCACGCTGTCAATGTCGCTCCTGTATCGTTATTGTCTGGACTTGACCAACTTGCAAAATATCTAGAAGTTAAAACACCAAATCCGTCATAATTTTTCTGTACGATTATGCCATTTGTTCCTCCACCATCAAGCCAAGCAATGACACCGCCTTGATAATCTTGCCCAACTACCAAAGCGCCACCGCCACCATAAATGGTCAATGTAGGATCACCATAAGGTTGCAAGGTGCCGGTAAATGTACCCACAGAATCAAAAGCATAAGTGCTACTCAACTCCGATAGGTAGCCAGTGCCCTCTTCAATCTCATCACCATCTACAGGGTTCTCAGGTGCAATCTTCCAGCCGATAGTTGTCTCACTTCTCAATAGCTGACGCAAATCTGTTCCACTTATTTTGCCTGTGTCGGGATCTTGTAAGTGTTGCCCCTCAAATGAGTAGCTTAATTCTAACGTGCCTGGGCTTTTATCAGGTCCGCAAGCTGAAGACGCATCAACAACTGTAACGCTGTCGTTTTTGCCAACAGAAGTAAGGCACACAACTATATCATAGTTTGTGCCTCCGTTAGGATCAATGAAAAGCAGCATGTCGCCACCTTGAACTTTATGCTCGGCCATTTGTTTTTATTATGCTTGAGTAGACAAAGTAGGAGTGCCATATGGCTGAATTGTTCCGGTAAAGGTACCAACAGAATCAAAAGCATAAGTGCTGCTCAATTCCGACAAGTAACCTGTTCCACTTTCAATCTCATCTCCCGTTACTGGTGTTTCAGGTGCAATCTTCCAGCCAATAGTTGTCTTAGAACGCAACAACTGGCGAAGTGATGTACCACTGATTTTTCCGCTATCAGGATCTTGCAAATGCTGTCCCTCAAATGAGTAAGACAACTCTAATGTACCAGGTGACTTGTCTGGTCCGCAAGCTGAAGATGCGTCAACAACTGTAACGCTGTCCGATTTTCCTACCGATGTCAAACATACAACGGTGTCATAACTTGTTCCGCCATTTGGATCAATGAAAAGTAACATTGTACCGCCGGCTACTTTGTGTTCTGCCATTTTATTCTAATTTATGGGTTTTATATAATAAAAATATCTTGCTTAAAAATCAATATCCTGGTAATAAATATCTTACCTCCCAACTCACCTAATCTGTCTGTTCTATCCGTTTGCACACTCAAATTTAACATTTGTAATCCATAATTCGATAAATCTAGCACACTTTTTGAATTTGGCTTTATTGCCTCCAATACATCTCCGACCACATTATTCAAATCTTCCGAATTATTGTACTTGTACTTCCATGAATGAAAGCTTAGCTGGATTGTTGCATTTACATCGGAGCTGCTATCTGTTGATGTCTCTGTAGAAGTTACATCGGAGATAACGCAATAAATGGGATGCTTAACGTCATCAGGTTCTTCGCCCTCATAACAAGGTATCTCAAGGTCATCAATCACCTCATAATAAGCTTGCAATATGGCCGAGTTTACATCTTTCATATATTACTTAAAGATAGCTTTTATATCTTGAATTAACAAAGGAAATTCAGCGTTAAATGATGGATAAATAAACGGCTTTGGTCTTATGCCATTTATCATGATGCTTCTAGCAATTGGATAAGCGGCTTTGTCATCAATTCCTTTACGTTTGCACCAAGCCATAATACTTAACACCATTTCTTTAAATGTGCCGCCTGCTGATCCTTTAAATGTAGCCGCATAACTCGCCCAATCCGCTGGCAAACTAGACACATAAGCAGCAGCAAATTTTCTAGTACCAAACTCAATATAAGCCGCATATCTTGCCGAAGCTTGCACCGACACATTACCATCGCCATAAGTTGTTGTAATGCTTCTTAGTAAAGCACCCTCATCACTTGAATTTGCAGACACCAACATCTTCGCATTCTCTACAGTCCTGTCTCCAAAGTCATTAAGCGCCGCTTGAACGTCTTGCTTTGTCTTTTTAGCCAAAGTATCAAACTTTTTAAGCGTTGCATCAACACCAGTGACCTCAATCTTAAACATAGCAGTAGAAATTAATGTCATTATTGAGCAAAAGATTGTCTTGCAAAGTCCAATCTTCACGATACGTGTATAGTGTTATGTTATCCGCATCAACACGCTCAACAGCATAAAAATATGTCTTACCGAACTCAATCAATCCAAAGACATTTGTTTGTTTTGGGAATGGTGTGGTAAATGCCCCGGTAAGCGTGCCTGTATATGTTCCAGTAGTTACATAAGCCCAACTGATAGCGCCAATCTCATTGAGGTATGTAGTGCCAACTGTTGGCGCTCCACCGCCCGCTTGTGTCATCTGTACCGCATACCATTTTAACGGCGAAATTGCCGCCTTAAAATCGCTCACAAATGCTTTGCCCTCATCAAAAGGAGGTCTAAGCATTGGCACATAGTCACCGCTTTGTAATGCCCCCAAATCTGGGAGCGTATTGTATGGAACTTTATAGCTCATTAATAGTAAATGTAAGTTATAATCTCATCAGCCGCAAAAGTCACCCCAAATGTTAGCAAGCCAGTAGTTGAATTAAATACCACTTGTTTTCCTGTTGGTGAACCACTTGTCAGCAGCTCGTAACCGATGCCATCCTTTAGAACTAAAAATAAATGCTTACCAATCAAGTTAGCATCTGTTATCTCGTACTCATCCTCGTTTGCCGTATAGTTTACATACGTGATATTATTTAAGTCCATAGGTGCATCGCTGTTAATGTTTTCATCAAGTTTTGTCGCTTCAATATATTCGAATGACTTTGCTCCCTCTGTTCGTATTTGTATGCTGTTTATTTTGTAGTATTCGCTTTCATAAGCAATCACATCATTGGACCTTGTCGGTCTTTCTTTCTCGTATCTCATTACAAAGATATGAGTGTACAACCATTGTGACTGCTGATAATCATTGCCACTCGTTCCGGTTCTGTCTCTTACCTCACACCATTTATCCCAACTACCAGTCAAGATAGCCGTTAAGCCACCAAATTGATTCTTAGCAGTTGTATATCTGTTAACCTGTACTCTTCTGTTTAATTTATACACGGCGGTAAATATTTAATAATGTCTTAGCAATTGGGCTAATGTCATCAATGCCTTGGCTTCTGTTATCGTAAAGATAATATATTTGATTGAGCAGCGCTGTCTTTAACACTTCAGGCAACTCATAATAACCAGCATAATAGCTTACGGTTATATTAGTTTCTTTAGGATATTCCAAACGCTTAAAAGATATGCCGCTTAACTTATAACCAGTGCCATAAATCAACTCTGTGCCGTTCTCATTCTCAACAGAGATAATCTCATTAATCGGACCATAAGGGATATAAATATCGCCATTGATATTATTAAGCACCGCAGCCAATTCTCTAGACACAAATCCAACACCTGTGTAAGCTTCGCACTGCTGTCTTGCTGCAGTGATTAAAGCCGTTATCAAAGTGTCATCGGTTCCGATGTCTATTTTACAAAAATCTTTTGCCTCGGTAAGTGTAACTGGCTCCACGATGTCATCATCGTAAAACTCAATGTCTAAAACAGAATTATAGTTAACCATCTTTATTAATTTTAAAAAGCCCCACCCAACTTGGGCAGGGCTTTTTTATTATCAAACTAAACCACTAAACTTAAGATAACGCTGGCAAGTCAGTGTGTAGAGCAGAAGCAGGCAACATTACGTTAAGAGCTTCTTGACACTCGATTCTTGCAGTGATCAAGTTACGCTGGAAGTTGTCGCTGTCCTCCATAGAGAACTCAACTGCTACAGCTTCAGTTTCTACTCTTTCGATGTAGTCACGGTCGAATATAGCAATCTTACCAGTACCAATCCAAGCAGCAGGAACGATAGGTGTACCGCTGATGGTGATTCCTCCAGTTGGTTGGCTAACTACTCCACCTGAACCTTGATAATATCCGTTGGTGTAAAGCAACTTGTTCAAGCTTGCAAAGTCAGTGTAATTCACTAAAGCATAAGAAGCGTTGTAGTTGTTGTTGTTTTGACCAGCGATAAGGTCCATGATAAACTTGATTCTGTCAGTTTCAGTAGAAGTAACAGTTGAACCAGCTTGAGTTTGGAAGTCACCATAAAAAGCACTGTTCTCAGCTTTGAAGAAATCACGAGTTAAGATTCTAACAAGTGTGGTCTCCATCCAAGGCAATTGCTTCATCATTTGCTTGCTGAAACGAGCGAAACCTGCGATGTAATCTTCAACCACTTTGATCTCCGAGAAATCGTAGTCAATCTGTGTCTTAGGACTTCCCTCAGTTTGTACGCTGATAGATCCTTCCGAACCTGTCTCACGATACTGAACATAAAGACCAGTAGAAGAGATTGCAGTGCTGATAAGGTCACGCATGTTGGTTTTCTGTGCTGGCAATATAGCTTGGTTAGCAGCGTAAGAAGCAACACCATCGCCGGTTAAGTTACCAGTCAAAGTCATGTTACCTACAGCTTTCATATCCAAACGCAATGGAGAACCCTTTTTGATAGCTTGGAAAGCATCAAAGTTGTTCTTCAAAGTTTCGCCGAATACTTCGCCAAATGATTTCTTAGATTCAGCAGTTTTGCCGTTTCCTTTAACGCGAGTTTGCAACAAATCGAATCCTTTAAGGATTGCAGCTTGCTCAGCTTTCAATGCGTTAAATTCAGCAGACATAGCTTTTACAGCTTCAGCAGAATCATTACCGTTTGCAAATGAAGAGATTTTCTCATCAATTGCAGTTACCACTGACTTCAATTGATCAGCGATTTCGCTCTTTGTCTTCTCGGAGATACTTGTCTCTAAGCTTGACTTAAGGCCTTCGAGCTCAGCCATTAATTCTTTCTTTTCCATATTGGTTTTTTAAAGAGGGTTTGTTATTTTATTTTATTATTAAACTCACGAATCATGTCCGCAATACTTTCCGACGGCTGAATGGCTTGCGCCGGTTCAGTGCCTTTCTTCATATCTAGAACAAGTTGAGCTAATTGCTTGCTGTGTAACAACAACATCTCGATTGTGTCATCTGTTGCCGTTGTATTCTTACAGAACTTTTCAATCGCCTGAACTCTTGCCACAATCAAATCAACATCTACTTCACTCTTAAGCCCTGTAATGGGGGTTAATGGGTTAGCACCCCAAGCTGTTAAAGAAGAGCCCTCATAAAGTTTTACTTCTGTAATCTCATAGAACCCCTCACCCGGGTTTTTCATATAGTTTTCATAGGGTTGCAATTGATTGCGCTTCATGATTCTAAAGCCGATTGAATGTTCTGTTATCAATCCACTTTCAATCATCTTGATAAAATCTTGACCAAGCGAATGTGTGCCGACTTGCGATTCATAAGCAAGCCCGGTCTTATCTTCTTTTAAACTCATCAACTTGCCCAAGGGCTGCGATGGATCATGATTAAGCAAATGCTTGATTCTTGGTTGTAGTGAATCAGGTCCTTGCTCCTTTATTGTTTTCTTGAAAGCACCTGGTCTAATGATGTCACCATCACTATCAACATTATTGAAGCGACTAAAGTAACCAGTGACAATGCCTTTAACACCATCAACATCGGTAACATTTGCGCTTAATGTATCTTGCTTTATTTGATATATTTCACTCACGATATAAAGTTATTAAAATTTATTTACTGAAACAATTATTTTCTTATTATTCTTCCATCTGCTCCCCTCTTCGCCCTAAATGCTACCGTACATCTGCAGTTAACCACCTCAACCGCAGGAACAGGCAAACCACTCGGCTGTATCCTTGCACCTGGTTGCATCATTTGGACCTTGCCATATTTTTGGTTAAATAGGTCGAAAGGTGTCTGTATATCCAATCTTGTCGCATCAACCGCTTTATGATCATGTCTGGTCCTTGCATCCTTTACCGCAATCCATATTTTCTCCATTACATTGCCGCTGTTCTCTGCATACACCATCGCCGCCCCATTGGCAGCAGTCACCGTCTCAGTCCTCGCAATTCTTCTGGCCCTCATTGCTCCAAACTCTGGATGTTCAAGCAACATCTTGACAATGTCATCAAAGCTCGCACCTGTACCAGCAGCTTCACCCAATACCCTAACAATAATCTCACGGCTATAGTCAGTCATTAGTTGAGCATCATTAAGCAATCTTTCGCCGTAGTATTGTCTTATCAATTCCACAATCCTTGCATTGAAACCCATTTGCCCTGTGGCAAATGTATCATCTGCTTTTATACTTGCCTCACGATTATATCTTGCCCACTTAGGCCCAACAGTTGAATACAACTCCAATAACACCGTATAAATAGGAAACGATGGAATCTCCATCGTGTTGCCTGTCTTAGCATAAGCTTCAATCTGTATCTTCAACGCTTTCTTAAACTTAGGGATAAATGCTTTCTCCCATTTCTGTTGAAATGCGTGCCAATCTTTCCAATATCTGTTTTGTTCAGCCCTTGTCATTATACTTCAACTTTTACGGTGATGCCTAAGCCAACGTGCCCCAACCTTGCAGACAACATCTGCTTAACTTGCTCTTTCTTCCATTCGTTCTGCTGCTTCTTCAAAGGACATGATGGTATTGGCAATTGTTCGAGAAGCACCATCATTATTTTCTTCTCGCAAATGTTCACTATTTCATCTACAGATTTTGTCATACAATTCTTTCTTCATCTTCCATTTCAACATCGGTAAAGTCCGATGGCTCTAAGTCAGTTAAAGGAACTTTGCCGCTATCAACAAGTATCTCGTTCATCATTGGGTTATTGATAATCTCAAAGTCCTGTATTGCCCTCTTCTCATTCGGGGTTATCCACCACATTGCATTAAGCGCCTCGGCTTGAAGCTTCATATCTTTTTGTAGTGCTGGTATCTGTGACAAGTCCACCTCAATCACTCTTTGCTTGCCATCCATAAACATTGGAGCCACGCTTCTCATTAACGCATCCTTGAACAAATAAATATTTGGTAGGATTGAGTTAGTGTAAAGCATCTTAAGTGCTGTATCCATGTTGTCATATGTGCTCGCCTCGGTATTGTTAAGCAACACTTCTGGGAACTTATAAGCATTGCAAAGCTTTGTGAAGTCCACAGCTTGCAAGCTGTTCACATCCATATCAGCAAGCGACAACCCCAACTCAATGTAACCCATTTCACCGCCAGCAAAGTAAGGAGCACCCTTGTTGCTAGAGTTATGCAAATACTTTGCAAAGTCATTCTTCCTTTCTCCCAATGTCTCAACTGCAAAAGCATCTTTCTCGTACACTATACCAGGCACACCGCCATTTTGCATCTGCGCTACAGACGCATCCATTCCAGCTTCTAATCTTGTTATTCTTTTTGATAACACCTGCAATGGGCTCAAGCCACGGAACTGATAGCCATTTGTTATCGTTGGATTGTAATACTTGACATGGATAATCTCATCAACTCCAAACGTGCCATCAAAAGCCACATCGAAGTAACGATACCCAACAACTTGCTGTGGGAAAGTATCACTAACAATCACAGTCACATTTTGATTTTCCAAAGCATGCAAATAAACATCACCAGCATTTGGCCCTAACTCAATTACCTCTTTCCACAAAAACAATTCACCGCTGATGTAAAGGATAGTAAAATACTTTATCCTGTCTGCATAAGATATGTTATTTAAGAACTTAACAAACTTGTCATCTTCCGGTAGATCCTGCATTGCTTTCTTTTGGTAGTGCTTACCCTTAATGCTTTCTTGACCAAACTTCTTATACTGCTTCATTGCTGGCTCATCAATTATCTCATAGCCATACATCGGCACCCTTGCAGCTGTGTCCGATAGATAAGATATGATTGAATAGATGTCATCAATCTGTGTATATTGGTAGATTGATTGAATCACTTGGTAGCTTGGGTAAACTGCATTAGAAGCATTGATGGTCAAACCTAATGTTTGACGCTGGGCTTTCTGTTGTACCGGCTTGTTTCTAGTGAATAGATTTTTAATTCTGTCAGTCCATTTCATATGCAAACACCATTTTTGGTTTTAATTCGAATACCTCCCTCATCATGAACATATCCATTAAATCGGGAGAATCTCCGTTAAGTTTTATCTTCATCTCATCTTTGCCGACAATCCTTAGCTTGCCGTCATGATTAACCTTGTCTCTTTGTATTGCCTTGCGTTCAAACATAAACCTTTGCCGCATTGTCATCGTTGAATCGTACATCTTGTTAGCAACGGCCTTACTTATCTTCATTTCTCCCCTGTTCACTCTTGCTCCTGATCTGTAGTAGCATTGTGTCTTTAGGTTAAAATAATTCTCTTTTATCAACCGCCCACTCGCCTGGTCCTTTACCGCAATTGGTTGCACCCCGCCATTAAACGGAACAGCTCCCTTGATAAAGCCATCGACATACGAACCAACACCATCCGCATCGTAACAAATATAACGATTTTCCACGGAATATCTTTTCGCCATTGAACTAATTAAATCAATTACCTGCTTACCGTCACTCTTATCCATTATCTCAATGTCAACAAGCTCCATTCCCTCCCAATATCCGACAACAAGCTTATTGCTTCCTTTCATGGCTATATCCGCTGTGATGTACTTGCCAGTACTATTGATGCTCTTCACATTGTCAAACACTCCGACAAACGCATCGTAATCAAACACATCATTTGGACTGTTGCTTACTTTCCATCTTCCCTCCAATAGTTGCCGCCTGGTGTCCTCATCTTGGCTTAACAAGTTACCCGGATAACTAGGATCAAACTCCAACCCCTTTTTGTTATCGTATATTGAGCCAGACACAAAAGTAATGGACTTTATAAAGTCCTCGGCTTTAAGTCCTGACTGCTCAATCATTGGTTTAATGATGTGCTCAGCTTTATCATATACCTCGTTGTAACTATCACCCCACACATAATCATTGCCGTACTTCACAAAGTATCTTAGCTTGCCTCTGCGTTCCAATATCGGAAACCCTGTCTCTGGATCAATCCACCAACTAATAAGCTTATACACCCAGCTTTCAGGATCAGGGTTGCACGTTGCTCTAACATATGGCTTAACTCCACAATCGCTTCTATTTCTTGACAGCAAGTAGAAGAACATTGTCTCAGTAAAGTGTGTTAACTCATCAAAGCCAAGGAAAGTAATCTGTGAACCTTGCCAATCATATTTATTCTTCTCGTATTCCAAATGTCTAAAAGCAATTCTTGCCCCTGATGGGAACTTCCAATCAAGCACCGATTCTCTTGGCTCGGCTCCAGTAATGGGATAAAGCTTTGTTGATGTGTCCCATAAGCCGCCCTCGTTTCGTATCTGTACCGATGTGCGTCTAAATATCACACCGCCAAAGCCGGGCAAATGTATGTGACGCAAAGGATCAAGCAGCAAAGCAAATGTCTTCCCCACAAACGCAGCAGCCCCACCGATAACAATATCAGCAGGGCTTGAAAGCGCAATTTGTTGATAGCCCTCTTGTGGCCGTATTTTATCCATTGTCAGCTTCTATAACCTCAACATCTGTGATGTCATTCGGTTTGTCTCTGTTGTTATCCGGTAGCTCAATTATTTGCACCGATTGTACTGTGCTATTGGAATCAATCTCTAACTTCTCTTTTGGTTTGCCTGCAGCATGCTCCCAAGCAAACTTAACCAGTGCTGGCTCACCCGACTTAAGCAACCAAATAAAGCCCTCTTCCATTGAGCCATAAGTTTTCTCAATAGCTGCTTTTGCTATATTGCGTATTTTTTCTTCCTCATGCTTTGGCTTTCTGCCTGCTCCAGGCATTGCGCCGCCTCTTCCTGCCATTGAAAAATAAATTGGTTATTCTTTTCAAAGTTACTACTTTTCTTTCTCAAACCTCATATGCTTAGCAATAAGCTCTTTTGCTTTCCTTAGCGATATGTCGAGCTGATAAGCCATATCAAAAACATCGTTGTAGTATTTGTTCTCCAGTTGGTCAATGATTCTCACTTTCTTCCTAACTTTTTTCTTGACATTGTACCGCCCTATTTTTTTGCCGTTGCAGTAGACCGTAATGGGTTGACAAAACTTCTCCAAAATGTGCGTAATCATTTCTTCCTCTGTTCGGTCCATTGTGACGCAATTGTAAATCATGGCATTGTTATCCGAATAAACCTTGTAACGGTAGATTCTTCGACCAAAAAATGTAGGTCCTATATCTTCTATAAGCATAGTATTTTTTTATTATTTGTGTAATCTAAATATCAATAAATCGATTTTTCTCTATTTCTATATATATATATAATTTATACCTTTAGTTAGTTAAGTATAAATAATTGATTACATTGATTACAAAGTAAGATAAATCATTGATTATCAATAGCCCCAAGCGTAACCGATTTTAAAATAAACGATTCCCGACTAGAAAAAATCAGTAACATCGGTTACATTTTTATCCAACACATTATCAATTTTTACCATTTTAAACTCTTTCAGGTTGTTATTCTGTCTGTTTTTGATTTCGATGTAATCAATCCCTAACAGTTGGGAACCGATTTGTAACCCTTTTTTAAATCTCTTAAGTGAGTATTCTTTCTTCTCCATTTCGAACATATTTAGGAAGTTTTTCCACTCTTCCGACATCACTTTAAACTTGCCTAAATCATCTTGAATTAGGTTATCCAAGTATTCCAAAAAGTCCTCACCGAATTGCTGTTTGACTTGTTTGCGTCTCAATTTTTCGGAATTATCAACCGACATTATCCCTTGCTGGAGGTAAAAAGAGACACAAAAAAAGAGCAGATTATAAAACTTTTGCCACTCATCGTGGTTCCAGTCATCAAATAATTTATGGCCAAAGTAGTCAAAAGGTGTATATTTTGATGAGAAAAACGGCGCAAATTCAAGCACTTTTTGTCTTCTTTTAGCGTGTTCTGCGTTGTTAGCTATGCTGTAATTGGTGGTAAAAGATAGCTTTGGAGATTCAGCGTAACCCAAAAAAAGCTCATCTTGGTTTTTCTTTTCTATAGTCATGCCCTCTGTAATGGTTGGATAATAGCGCTCAAATTCTACGTTCTTTGGGCAATCTTCTATAACTACGAGCTTTGTTCCAAGATCAACACGCTGGAAAGCAAAGGTCTTGTCTGGCTTAAAGTTTTTGCCATCTATAAAGATGCAAGGGATAAGCTTATCAATTGCTTTAAAAAATATCCCTTTACCTGTTCCCCCTCCTTTGGCTTCGTCATCAGTTTCTTCGGCAAGGATTGGGGCATATGGCTTTGATGGATCTTTATAACCGTGTAAGATGTATCCAATAAGAGACAAAGCGTAATATATTCGGCTTTCCTCATCTCCAGATATTTTGCAGATAAATCGGTAAAATTCGCACTCTTCAGGTGCAAAACCTTGATTGATTTCTATGTCAAAGTCCTTTACTTGCTTGCTCCAAATGCTATGAGAAATCGTTCCGTATTTAACTAGGTCAACGCTATCTTTTGTTATTGTCACGATGCCGTTACGAAATGGGAAGTAGCATTTATGTGGCTCATCACGAAGGATTGACACATCGGACTTGTCGATGTATTCAAAAAATGAATCGGTGAAGATTGATGCGGTCTGTTTTATTATGGCCTCCATTACATCTTCGTGTCCGTTGTCAATTAGCTTAGATTTGATAAATTTCTTTATGACTTCCGGGTAAACTTCCGACACTATTTTGTTGTCCTCATGGATTAGTCGATAAATGCCATTCTTTTCATTGAGAAAGTATAGCTGAAAATTATTAGCATGTAGCCATTGCTGAAGTTTATATTTATTTATTACAACAGCTCCACTTCTAGTGTAAGTCCAGAACCAACCTGCAGTGTTCTTTTGTCCGTAAACATCTGCAAGCTGTTTTGCGGCTTTTCTGTGGTCTCCATTACATTCCAAAATAGTATAAACCCCAAAAGGATTATACCCCTTATTTTCAAACTGTGTGGAGGTTGTATGCACATAAAAAATCCGTGTGTCATTAAAAAGCACAGCCGAATGTGCAGAATTGGTGCTTCCTGGTCTCAGCCAATATGTTTTTGTTGCATCGGAGTTTACTTTGGTCCAGCCGTGCTTTTCTAGTAAGGCAACGATGTCACCTCTTTTGTTATAGTCATCCCAAGTAGTGACATTATCGTTATTGTGTGGGATAATGGGCTGTCTTGCCTGTTCAATGATTGAGTTAAAGGACCGTGCAAGCGAGTGCAATAGGTCACGCTCATCAATGGTAATGACTGGAATGTCTTGCATCACTTGTATGGCTGTGTACCCTGTGGTTGGTGGAGCGATAACATAACCTCCCTCGCCTCTGGTCTCAATAAGTACGCACTGCTTGACATTTGGGTTGTCGTGCAGCTCATCATCATTTGCGGGCCGTTCAGCAAGCTTTTGATTGCCCTCAATTACTTCGCATCGGTAGTAAATGTGGTAGCCATTTGATTTGGTTTTAATGATCATTAGCCGGGCATAAAGCTCGGGGTTAGCATCGATTATCTTATCGGCATATTCTTCCCATTTAACCCCATATTTGCAATCCACATCAATCACTTCTAGGTTGCCGCTAACTTGACCACATATAACGGCGATGCCTTGACATTTATTGTGTGAAAAAAGCCGCTCCAGTTCGGGAGCGGTTGCTATTCTTTTTTGATATTCTTTCCATGAAACTATGGAGCGCTTTTGTGCATCAGTTGGGATTACTGAGATACCTTTCTTTGTGTAATTCAGTGCAGACGTAAGTAAAGTCATTGATAAAATCGTTTAGATTGTGGGTGATAATTGTTGTGAAGCCCTGCTTTGCGAGTTGTTTGTGTCGGTATTTCTGCAGCTCGGAGACAATACCTTTCTCCGATTTTACCTCAATAAAGACGGTGTGACCTCCGCTGTGAGCTTGTAAATCGGGCCATCCGTTCTTATTGGATTGAATTATTTTGACCGGGTACCAGCCAATTTTTTCAAGGTATTTAATGATGTCATGCTGTAGGTCTGCCTCTTTCATAGGCAGTAAATTTACGGAATCAATCAATAAGCTTATCACTGGTTATAAAATTGGTGCCGTTGCCTCCAACTTTATTTAAGAAATCAATCTCTACTTTTGCAGAATTTATTATCACCTGGGCTACATCTGCTACAGCTTTGGCTCGGTCTAGATCCATTGGCTCATCTTTATCTTTTAGTTGTTCGATGGTCTCAAATAGATGGTTTCGGAGGTCTTCAATTTTGTTTCTCATTGATTTGCTTTTTTAGTTTGTTGTTTAATTTGATTAATTTCTTTAGTTCTTCAGGATATTTATGCGGAGCGTTTCGGATAGCATGTTCTTGCCGGGATATGCAAACTAAGTTATTTATGTCAAAGTTTTGCTTGTTGCCGTCTTTAAAAATTATGATGTGATTCGGTGGCAGTTCGCCGTGATGGTCCATCCATATTTTTCGATGCAGTGGGATAAATTTACCTTGTGCTATTCTTATGTGAGTATAACCGTCTACATCAACTCTAGTGTAACCATCAAACTTAACATTATGCGGCAAGCCCCCTTTTTTAAACATACCAATCTTTACTCTTTCATATACCTCTTTGGACATTTTTTGTCCAAAATTCATGGGCTTTTGACCTTTAACAAAACGGTGTTTTTGGCCGTGTATTATTAAGTTTTTGTTAGTTCTTGCTTGCGATTCTTTTAAGTGTTCAGGTGTCTTTTTTAAGCCAAGCTTATTGGCTTTGCCGTAGACAATATGAACAGGTGTATTGAACAATTTAGCAAGTTCTTTTGTATCGCTGTTCGGATATAATTTGACAAGCTTGTCAATCTCTATTGGTGACCATTCTTTTTTTCTGTTCATTTGTAGCTTTTCTTAAAATATGAAAGTGTGTAATTTTTCTTATTCTTTACCGTCTCATAAATCTGCTCTTCGATGCCATTTTCAGCAAATATCCAGTGCACATCTGCAGCACTGGTGCGGTCTTTAGATTGAAGACGTGCTCTTACTTGAAAATAGGTCACGGCTGAAAAATCTATGTTATAACAGACAAGGCAATCGGCAGTAGATAAGTTAATGCCCTCCCGACCAGACACGAATTGACAAATAAAAATGCCCTCATCCATTAAATTAAATTCTTCCGGGGTGTTGGCTATGTTTAGACCTCTTTTGTTGGCTTCTAAACTTATAGCCATGCGCTCGCATTGGAATTTATAATAAATAGCTATTTTCTTCCCTATAAACGTATCAAATATGTACTCAATCTTATTGGTGTCAACTATTGCGCTGTCGCTGTCTGTTGGTTCGTGCTGATCAAAGATAACCGTGCCTGAATATATTTGATGCAGCTTGTTCATAAGTTTTACGGCTGTGTCTGCTTCAATGGTGCGGCCATTATATCCAACTATCACTTTATCTTTTTTTAATTTGTCTATGAGATTATAAGTTTTGTTGGTAAGCTTAACAAAATGTACGTGCTCTTTTACAAGCTCGGTGAAGCCCGCTTCTTCTTGGGTATATGTTAGGAATAAATGACCGACACGCTCATCAATCATGGCTTTATTAGCATTGCTATAGTCATTTATAGTGCGGTTGAAAACATACTTATATTGTTGTTGCACATAACCCATTTTAACCCATTGGTAAAAGTTGCACGGACCGAATGGTGAGCGGCTGCTTACCCAAAATTGGTGGAAGAGTTGAGAATATGATTCGGGTGATGGTGTTCCGGACAAAAAGATAATCGGCTTTGCATAGCATAACTGCTTAAGTAGTTTTGTGCGGTCTGCTGGCTGTGGAAATTGTCCGAGTGAGTGCGCCTCATCAATTATTACTAGGTCAAAGCTAAAGACAACTAAATCTTCGAGCTTATGCAATGATTCAAAGTTGACCACAACTATCTCAAATGATTCGGGGTAGCCAGCGTTATTGTAGTCATCAAGTATGGACTGAATGGCTTTAAGCTTGGTCACAAACAGCACTTTTTTTGCGCCGTATAGCTTGGCTGTGTTTAGTGATGTGATTGTCTTGCCAGTGCGGACTTGCATTGATAAGTAAGCAATGCCGTAGGACTGTAGTAGTTGACAAGCATTGTTTGACAGCTCGGTTTGGTAATCTCTTAACTCCATGATATCTTTATTTATTAGTCATTATAATTTATTACTTGCCACTGATCAACAAGGTGCATAACATACTCACGTATCTGGTCATCGGTGAAAGTTATGCCAACCATTGCGGCTTTAAATGCGTCAAACATTTCGCCTATTGTTACTTCGGAATGGTCAAAAGTTACGCTGGCTGTAATGCCGTTGCTAGTGATTGTCAAGATGGTTGGTTTGATTGTTAAGTCCATTTTTTGCGATTTTAATTTTTGTATGTAAAGTGTTGCATCCATTAACTCCTCCTGAAGGTGATTAAGATAGTCATCAGTATTGTTTTGTTCTAAGGTAGTGCCATATTTTTCAATGCCTACTGCTGATCTGTGACTAAATTTATCAATGACTTGCTGAACGATTTTATCTGTCATAATGGTTTAAATTAGGGGAGGCATTTAACCTCCCCTGTGGTTTTAGAATGGGACATTGTCATCAGTGAAATGCTCAAACCCTGTAATCTGTGGCAAAATTTTATTTTTCACCATGTCTTCCAAAAAGTCCATCATGTCACTGTCATCCCAAGTTTCAACACCTTTGATTTTTACCTTTTTAAGCCCCGGCAAGCCGTTAGGTGTTTCCTTGGTAAAATACCACTTGATTGCTTTGCCGTCTTGGTTGATAAAAAGCACCGTGCGCTTTTTGTCTCCCTCGATGTTTACTTTTGGGGTTAACTTGACATTTTTTGACAAGTCAACATTTGGCAAAGCTTTGAGAAACGAGTTAGCATAACCGCTGCTGTACTTCATTGATAAGATAGCAGTGCCATCGTTGTCTTCAATGGTGATTTGCCACTCTTTACCATAGTCGGAATCTCTGGTCCCAATGTTAGTGATTTTGCCCTCCCAACCGCTATACAGTTCTTCGTGAACAATGCGGCCATCTTTTGTCGTGCGTTGTGTTGATGTTGCGGTGGGTGATTGTACTCGTCTGCATATCTTACCATCACTAATTGATAAGAATACTTTGGCAGAATTGGTTTGAATTGCTCCCATTTTATTTGATGACAGTACCATGTCAGGGTTTTGTTTTATGTGTTTTAGCCAATTGTTACAAGTGTCACAATAAGCAGAAATATGCGGTCCGTTTTTTTTGGTGACTATATCAGTCAAAGTCATGCAATATTTACAATACAACATAATTAGATTTTGTGAGATAATTTGTAAGTAAGCTCCCTTGGCTTAATATTTTGATTCTGTGCGGACCATAGCAATTGAGTAGCTTTGAACAGCTCCCAATCTTGCGCCTCTTCTGCTTTGTCACGGATAATTAGCTGCCATCCTGGGCCCTGTATTGCATCAGCTTTGCCGTATGTCCTTGTCTTAGCATTAAGCCATAAAATAGCAACCCCATCAATGACTTTATCGCTTTCATAATACTCCCATAATAGGCGCTTATAAGCTTGTAATTGCAACCAATAAAACTCATGCACCGCATTGCTTGTTTTAATGTCTACTAGATAGTTTTTGCCGTTTAATATAATGACACGGTCAATCGTTCCAGCAAAGCCAAGCTTTGTGCTGATGACATTAAACTCGTTGTGTAAGATGTCAAACTGGTGGCAGTTGCGGAAGTCAACATAACGCTCAAACATAGCCCACTCGTTAAGCTTGTAACCAATTTCGCCGTGCTCTGTTAGTAGTGTGATTTCTTCACCTGCATCGTAACGCTCGGTCAAGCTATGCACTATTGATCCTCTTCTTCCTGCCTCATCACGTATGGTGTCGGCTTCTTCGCCCATTTGTTTGAGCCACTGAAAGAAGTGCGCATCCTTTGGATAAGCTTGCAAAATTGTTGTTACTGATGGAACCGAGCCGCCGTCTTCCGTGCGGTAAAATCGGTTGTCTGTGAATGTGATTTGTTTGCTGTTGGTGTCAATGAAATAATTACTCATGATGTTGTGTTTAATTTTTTGAGACGTAAATATCTATCTTTTTTTGCTTGTTCCCTGATTAATTGTATTAAAGTACTCCACTTTTCTTTTTTCGATTCTTTTTTGTTGTCTTGTATCGTTGGTAAAAAATATTGATTCATGTGTCAAGTAGATTAAAATAATAATTAAAATTGGTAGTAGAATTATTAATGATGTCATGACTTGATTAATGTTTTTAGATAATCATATAAATTATTACAAGCACCATAAAAAGAAAACTCCATAAATTCTTCGAGTGAAAGTATGTCTGTAATGGTCCTTAATTCGCCACGGATAATCTCATTACATTCCCGGTAAAGTTGGTCATATGTGTTGAGATAATTTTCGAAATCATCGCCATTTATTATCACTTCTGTAGCAAAGTGTTTGTTTTCTTCTAAGTGAACGTGAATGATGTTAAGTGTTGTGTTGTGTGTGTAGCCAATGACGTTAAATAGTGGCTGTGGTTGTGGCAGTTGGTTCATTGTGGTAGTTTTTGATTGATACTTTAGTTTTTGAATAGAGGTAGAGGTCATCTCTTAAGCGAGCTATGCCGCCAAGTGTGTTGATGTCTCCAGATGGCAAGTAAATTGTTACAGGCACTTTTTTGGTTGATGGATCAATGGGCTTGCGGCCTCTTGTTTCTGTTTTCATTAGAAGTTAAAAATTTGGTTAAAGATTGCATCGCCAAGAAGTGCGATGATTAATGCTGCGATGGCTGTGAGCCAATTACGTTGGTTTTGTGTCATGATTAAAAAGTGTGGGTTAATAATGTTTCGGAAATTCTGTAAGGGTTGGTCTTACAATTGTTGAAGATGTTAATGGCTTTTTGGAGTTGCTGTTGTTTGTACTCATCCGAGCTATCAGCATAACCACCCCAAACAATTGTATCTGGGAGATACTTTCCGTTTTGCCAAACTTCGTAATTGATTTCGCCGTTGGCATTTGTAAACTTTTTAAGTTCTAATTCCATGATGTTTTTAGTTTAATTGTGATTTGATACATCAAAGATAAATGCCTTTACAATACAACCAATGTTTTTTTATAATTATTTTATAAATTATACAAAATAGAGTAAAAGTACTCATAAGATAGTAAAATTACTATACTAAAAAAGCCCCATAGAAATGGGGCTCGGAAAATTCAAATCAAAACTAAAAGTCATCATGCTTATAACCAAAACCGCCGTAAAGATATAAAAAAACCCCGATGTAGAAACATCAGGGCCAATTAAACACACTAAACAATCAGAGAAGACACTGATAGAACTTCTTTGCATAAAGTCCTATCAGCTCTGCTTTGTCTGTTCCGTTTATTATGCGTCTTGCATTTATCCAGTCCTCTTTATCTTCATTAAAATACTTTGGCAATCCAACACCGGTGAATAAACCTCTAATCATGCCAATAAAAAGAATGTCAATGCTTACATCTAATCTTAGCGCCTGCTCTGGTTCATTCAATAGATCAATATCTAAAAGCTTGCCAAATTTCTCATAGTTTTCGTACCAGGTGAGCTGAACAAAACCACGGCCATAATAAAGCTTATCAGGTTTAGTATATTTTCTTTTGTTCTGCTTTATCTTTTGCCCGTAAGGTCTTGCAGCGCCTTTGCCATACTCTTCAATCGGCTCAAATGTCTTAGCGGTTTCATGGTACACGGTTGCAAGCATATAAGCAAGCCACCTTAAATCTGTGAGCTCCTCATTTGCCTCCCAATGCTCTAAAATCTCATTCATTCCACGAAGCTGCGATGGATTGACTTTAGTATATAAATTCTGTGTCCTTAATCTATTCTGGAATGCGATTAAATTCATTTGTGATTAGTTATAAATAAGACATTAAGGATAATAGAGCAAGCCAGTGCTATTAGCAGCCATTTTATCCATTGATTTTTCTTTTCCATTTTATCATTGGATAATATGCTAGATTGAACACAATTATCATACAAGCTTTTGTACTGAGCAACGGCAGCGCTATCACGTACATACTTTGTGACTACTTTCTCCACTCGTTCAACTTTTACCTTAACTTTTGTTATGGTGTCTGTTCTAACAATACCTCTTTTTGTGGCTTTTTTATAGGTGATAACACCTTGCTTTGAATATCTGCCAGCAGAATCTTTCTGCAATACCCAATCGGGCTTTTGCACTGGAGGGCACTCAACTTCAATAAAATCATATTCCACTTTTACGATAGTATCGCCATTCGTTATTACTGCAGGGTAATGCACGGCGCAATATTCAGCCACTTTTGCAGGGCTTTTCATATTGGCTTTGTATAAGTGCTTCATTGCTTGCTTTTCAGCATTACAACTAATCAGCAGTATCGCTATTATCGTCAAATATCTCTTCATATAATTCGTTTAAACATTCACTAATTATTCTAAGTCCTTGGCGCTTTATGCGTTTAATTCTATTCTCATCGGCTTTAGTTAGTAAAGCAGTGTCGATGTTATCTACAGAAGCCATAGCTGTAGCTGCAGCTTGTATGTATTCGCTGTTAGATGTAAACTCCACTTCCCACTCTTCTGGTATTGGTTCCTCGATGTGTGGCTGTATTGGCTCAATGTCAACTTCAACTTTTTCTTTGCCATCTTCAATGATTACTTTCTCGCTCATTGTTATTTGTTTTAGATGTTATAACATTTTGCCTTTATAGATGCGCTTGTTGAAAAACTGATAATCTTTGCCGTTATCATCAAGATTAACCCACGCAAAGCCGTGATTCCATTTATTTAAAGGCATATATGCCGGATGTAATTCACTTAAACAACCAATTGACCAGGTAGTAGTCACCTTGCCATTCATATCGGTCTCAGTATGCTCGCTTGTAGCGTGATTATGGCCCTGAAATGCCGATACTTTGCCCCTAAGGTATAAACCCCTCGCCACGTTTACAGGTGCCGAAATTCCGCCTATGTATTCGTGTCCGTGTATGCCGTTTAAATCATTAAGCTTCATGTAACGATTAGAAGAAATTACCTCGACACCTTTCTCCCTAGCTTTGATTATATTGCTAAATTCAAAGTCCTCAATCCCTGCCAATTCTCCAGCTTTGGTCATTAAGAAATGCTCATATCTTGCTTCGTGGTTGCCTATTTTGAAGTATATCTTGCAGCCAAGCACTTTGTCAAGAATATCAAACAGATTTTTTAAGCAATCTAGCTCATATTTAAAATCTCTTTTCTTTGGATCCTTAATAAATCTGCTTAAGGTGTGGCAGTCAATTGTATCGCCATTTAAAAGCACTGCATCAACTTGCTCATCTTTAAGCACTGTTATGGCTTCCGTTAATGCCTCTAAATTGTGGTAAGGCAAATGTATGTCGGATAAAATACCGACTTTTTTATGCTTAGGGAAGATAAATGGCTCGTAAATGGTCTCATCCGAGCTAGGCAAATTGTAAGGATTGCGAGGTCTTTCTTCAATGTGAAACTCTTGCACATCTTTTTTTTGTTTTCGCGTGCCTGTTTTGCCCTCAATTCTACGGAGCCAATATCTTGCATCTTCTACGTCTTTAAATAGCAATGGGTTGTCATTAAAGACAATTCGTGCAAGCTTTGCAGTAGGAAAATCAGGGTATTTGCGTCTGTATTCTCTGCATGTATCAGTTTTCATATAAAAACTATAAAGGAGGGTTGCCCCTCCTGTGATTAATTTTTCTTAAGAAAGTCGCCAGAAGAATTGGTCAAAAAATTCTTCAATAAGTAAGCAACAGCCGAAGTAAGCGACACGGTTGCAATATGCTTCCAGTCAAACACTAATGAGCCCAAGCTTACAGTGTCATAAATGATGGTAAGTGCGCTTGTTAATACACTTACAATTAAACCCTTTGCTAGGTCTGTGATGTTCAAGTTAAAAAAAGGTGAATTCATGTTTTTTATTTTTCGAGTTGAGTAATACGATTCTCATGGTCCTTTACATCGGACTTTAGCTGCTCCAAATCTTTATTTACCGCTACATCGGACATCAATATACCTTGCACAATGCGCTCAAACCTATCTAATCTCTTTATAAACTGATTTGATACATAACCTATCAAAGCTATTACTATAGTTATTAAAAAGTTAGTCATCATGGCCGTTGTCATGGGGTATTATTAATTAGATGAGTAGATTAATATTTGTGCGTGCGCTGGTATATCTTCATCGACAATCTCAAACAATTCAGGATGCTCTACAATAGATGGATGCTGCGATAAAGGTGCGGTCCATTCTGTTGTATCAACAACTGAGTAAGCAATCTGCTCACCTGTTCTGTTTGTAATGTCAAGCTTTTGTCTTATGTGGATCATTGAGCTGTGTATTGTACGGTGTAATAAAATACGGTTATTGTTGTTCCTGTATTAAGTGACACAATCTCCGAGCCGTTATTTGCTGCATTGGTTCTCATTATTGCCCTTTGCGCTGCGTTACCGGGTTGTGAAGATATGTTGCCGCTATATTGATAAAGCACAGGATAAATAGTGTTACTTGCTGCTGTTAGTCCTGCTGGCTTTGCAGGTGTTGGAGCATCGCTAGGAATCGTTAAAATAACTTGCGAAACTGTACCACCAGCAACAGAATACACTAAAGTGATGTTAAGTGTAACTAAATTGCCAATTCTAGTCCATCTGTAAGAATGGTTAGTTGTTCCCGATGGCGCTGTAGTTGCTGTGAAAGTTATTGTGCCTGTATATGTGCCAGCAGTATCTTTATAATAAACAGCCGTAGCATTTGCAGCAGCGTTTGTGTTGTTCCCTGCAATTGAGTACGCTGGCAATTGCTTGCGCTGGAATATTGTTGTATCCGATGCGTTTAATTTCGCAGTCAATTCAGCATTACTTACTAATCCTCTTGTCACTCCAACGGTTGAAGCATTAGGAATGTTAAAGGTGTGCATATCACTTGCACTGCTTATGTTGAAATCCGTTCCACTTGCACCTGTTTGAAAGTATTGCACTTGAGTAGTTAAGCCATTCAAAGCATTTAACCCTGTTGAAAAAGTAGTTAACACTTCGGATAAGTTATTGTCTTCGGTGTGAAGTGTTATATTTCTTCCGCCTGTAGTTACAAAGATTCTTAGCGCTATTCTATCAGTTGCGACAAGTGTTGTTTGAGGCATAGGAACTGAGGTATAATATTGATCAACGACAGTACCGTTTGTTATTCCTTCCGCATTTGTAGAACCACTTGCAATAAGTGTAAAGACATTTGTAGCACTTACCTTATAAATCTCAGCATAAAAAGAAGGACTGCCGCCTGAACTTGAAGAGTTAAAATAGAACTCTAAGTTCCAATTACCGCCCGGAATGTTTAATAAGTTAGGATCACCAGCATCAGTAATAAAAGACGCAATATAACCATTGCCCTGAGCATTGGTTCTAGTGAAGTTTGTCCCCGCTCCTGCGATTGGTGTTTTGCTTAATTGATAATATGTATTGCCTCCGAAAGTTCCTTGTGATATACTACCATTCAAATAATAATTAACGGAAGCTCCCCCGCCAGTGTTTGTACTTAATGTTTTATATTGGAAATTCCATTGTCCGTTTTTAAATGCGTAGATAGAATCAGCTCTTCTTTCTAATGAATCAATCTTATCGTTAATTCTATTGCTCAAGCTTACTGTGTCGCTTGGTGTTAATATAGTCGGTTTATTAAGTATTTGATTGTTTCCACTTGTTGAGCTCCAATCTGCAGGTTGTTGCACCAATGGATAACCTGATCCAAGATTAGACCAATAAATTGTGCTTGTTGGAAGTATAGCATCATTATTAGCTAAACATCTATAAACATTGCCAAGATACCAAACTACATCACCTACTACATATTGATTATTATTTGCACTTATGTGATCTGTTGTAAATGGTAAAGCTAAAAGTGTTGATGTAGAACCGCCACCGCCGCTGCTATCTTTAAATTGAAAATATGCAGTTCCATTCTTATAAGCAAACACAGAATCATTGCTTTTTTTTAATGAGTCAATTTTGCCGTTTATGCGATTGCTTAAAGAAGTTGTATCTATGGTTTCACCGCCACCAACTTCGGTCCAACCATCTGCATGGTTATATTTATAAAGTATATTGTTACAAGTATCAAAGGCAATAGCTCCCATTATTGATGTTGAGCCGCTAAGTGTTGGCACACCGCAAAAGCTTGGAATGTGCAAAGTTGAATCAACTTTTACACGCTTCATTTGATAGCCATTTGCAGTCATTGGTGTGTATTGGCTTGGTTGAGCATATGCCTTACCAGCAAAACAAAGTAGAATCGCAAATATGATTTTTTTATACATCTCCATAAGTTATTAATGGTTCACCAACCCCGGTAAAGTTAGCCGTGAATGTTGTCATGTTATCAAAGCTCGCTGTCTCATTTATGCTGTTGATATACACTTGACATTCCTTTTGTAAATATTGCAACCCCTCAACATCTTCCTCGTAATATTTCAAAGTGAGCAAAGTGCCATTTTGAATGTACGAGTACATTGCTCCCATGTTTATTTTTCCTGTATCAGCCAAAGCCAAAAATACCAACCCCTCCAATGATCCTGTGAAAGTGATTGCAGCAGGGATATAAGTGCGGTAGTTACCGTTGCCTGGTCCCGATGTCTCAATCATATCTCTTTGAATATCGAATACAATAGAACGAGCGCACCCAATAGGTGTTGGATCACCCAAGCTATTGTTAATCGTTATCAAAACATCTTTTCCGTTTACTTTTCCCACTATTATCTATTTTCGTAAAGATACTTAAATTCGTATAATCTTTCGGTATAAAAGTCAACAAACATTTGCCATGAATCATAAGTAGTAGCTATGTTATAAGCTATCTCATAAAAGCTGAACTCAGCCACATTATTCTTATAATCTATTGACACTGAACCAGGCACCATTAAATTGGTATTATTAAAAGCTGCATTTGTACTCCAAAAAGCTATAAAATTAGACATCATTAATGATGCATCATTTATAAATCTAGTATTCATTTGATATTTATATCTTGGGATATATCTTGAATAAAGCTCCTCAATAGTCATAAGTTGCCCTAAATTCCCGAATGTTTCTGTTTGGTTTTTATACTTCCAATTGGTGCATCTATTCCTTATTAAGCCAGTGTAAGTGCTTAAATATAAAGTGCCCTTAATAGAACTTCTAGGCGAATTATCTAAGCTTATATCTCTCTTTTGAAAATTCTTAATTTCAGTAAATTGAGAAAATGTGTGACTTTGCCCATTTATATCAGCATTTCTCGCTATGTTATTAGTTAAACGAAATTTAAAGTTTTTGTATAAAGTTTCATTAACATAAGCCGGTGATGGCAATGGTGTACCTAAATAAACTCTACAAACTCCATCAATAGGGAAGCCCTTTGCTTCTACTGAAAATGTATGCCAATTATTGCAATTATCACCAGCTACAATAGACAACCTTAACCCACCTGTAAACACTGAAAAAGTAGTTTGCCAATTTCCATTATTATCAAGATAATAAGTAGTTGTGCCATTTGTTAATTCAAATAAACATTTTAACCTATCATTTGGTCCAGGTATTGAAATATCTGTCCTTACATCGTAAGAATAGTTTAAAACATCGTCTTGGCTGACAAAAATATCTTGACTTTGCAAAGCACCAAAAGCAGAAAAACCAGCTCCTAGAATTACTAAAAATCTATCGATTTCTTCCCCATCGGAATTATAGACAACTCTTATATATCTAGTAGGATTAGGAACGGGATAAGTTTGATTAACTTGCCACCAAGGAACCTCATATTCAAAAATAGTATTGCCGCCACTTGTATAATTATTAACTAAATTGCCAACTATTTGCAAATCTTCATTAAAAATTAAATTTTGGTCAATAACATAATTAAAACTATCCCTGCAAAATATAAAAGGTCTTTCAATACTTTTTATTATCCCTGATTCTACTGGCTTACCAACACTAAAATCAAAGTCAATTCTTGGATCTTCAGTGTAATCTACCTGATAAACAAAATCACTATTATAAACATACCCAATCATTAAAAAGCTTGTTGCTTCAATTTTATAAAGCTCATTCCATCTTAAAATATACCAAAACCCCTTAGATTGAAAACATGTTGCATAAAAGCGACTCAATATTTTTTCTAACACTACATAACAATCATCATAAACATTATTATTAAAAAATGTGCTTCCTTTTATATATGTATCATCAAGCCATCTTTGCGTAGTACCACCAATTGGTATTATATCGGATAAAACACGGACAGACAATTCAATATTTGTAGCTTTTATACATAATGTTATTAATGATAATAAATTTACATAACCAGTAAGATCAACTGGGTTATTCCAAGTCCAATCGCCTGTCAAATTTAAACCTGTAGCAAATGTATTATTTAAAGTTACCCTATAAACATTTAAAAAATTATCATACTCTATATCTAAACAATAATAAACACCATCATACCCAGCACCAACATTTGTTATAGTAATTTTATCTCCTGCTTGTATGGAAGATACAGCACCATTATCAGTCAAAAATTGATTGTTAACAGCATTAAAATTAGAAATTGTGTATGTTGTTGGTACACCATATAAAACAGAAGCTTGATCAAGTGTAACATCTTTAATCAATCCAAGATTATCAGTAGCAACAATTTTAATGATGTGAGCATAATCAACCATAATTTCCGAGCAGTCATCTTGCAACACATAACCAACAAAAAGCGTCTCACCTGTTGCATTCCATATCAACTCTACTCTAAATTGATTGTCATTTTCGGAATAAAAGTCATCAAGCTTAATAGTGCCATCATTAATGATTTCTAAGGTCATTGTGCACCCTTTGATTGCTTTCTTTGGCTCATCATCTTGCCATTCTTGAATCGCAGGATTAGGGCCTAATGTGATTGTTTGTGATGCGCCTACATACCCATCTTCATAAATTTGTACCGTAAAGTCAAGCGGTCCGCTTGAAAGTGAATCAAAGTCCGCTGTGTATCTTAGTCCGTATGCCATGTGTTATGTTGTTCGGCCATATGTTTGACCGTATTTTTTGTTAGAGAAGTAAATGTCTTGACCACGTAAAACTCCAAACACCTCAACAGCTCCACTCATGCCGCCCATCATTTGTGATGTTTGCGCCGCCGGAATAACTTGCGAACCGCCCGGCAAACTTACAAGCTCCGGTCCTCTTTCACCCACTAACGCCAAACCGCCCGGAGCGTTACGAGTACCAACCGCAAATCTATTCTTTGATGTTGTCTGGCTTATTAAATTACCTAGAGCAACTAAAGCAACACCCGCAGCAATTGCAGCATAAGGGTTTATGTATATTTGATCAAGAGCCAATTGTGCAATAATTCCAAGGGCACCAATTTTTATTAAATCTTTTCCTAATTGTTCAACACCCTTACCTAAAGTTTCCATTAAACCAGCAAAAAAATCTCCAAAACTAGCAGTCCCAGATATTACCCCTGCTAAAGTTTCGCCAAAGCTTGTTGCTATATCTATTGCAGCATTTTCTAAAAACCCTTCTAATTCTTTAGTAAATTCTTCAAGATTTTTTATATTTTTTATGCCACCCTCTACAGATACATTTGGCAAAACTTTTATATCTTTTAACTCAGTGCTTAAAGCGGTTTGTAACTCTTTACTTGTTTTTTGAGTAACTTTTATTAATTCCGCTGGCTTAAGTATTGATTCAAGATTTTCTACCTTTATTTGTAGTTTAAGCAATCTTGCATCAGCAGTTGTCAAGTTAAACTTCTCAACTAGCTTAGTAATTGCACCCTCAACAAGTTTAAAATCTTTTTGTATTGTCTCAATCCTTGGTGTGCCGAGTATATTTGCTAAAATGTCTTGGTCTGCAATACTTTTGTTAAGTTTAGCAATTAAGCTATCTATTGTCTCAACATTTTTTAAGCGCTCTGCAGCGGCTTTTTTCTCAGCAGCTAATCTCCTGTCTTCCTCCGCTCTTAATGACCTATTTTGCGCCGCAATTTGCTCACGTTGAGCAATCAATTCTTTCTCTTGCTCTAATAAATCAAACAACCCTTTTCTTGCATCGTCCTGAAGTTTTATTTGTTCCTCAGTTGCATTGTTAGGTGTCTTGTCCGAGATTTCATTATAAGCTTGTCTTGCTTTGTTTATATCTTCCTGAACTTTTACAAGCTTCTCCGATGTAGTTACAAAGTTTGCTTGAGCTTGCAAAAATTGCCCCTCAAACTCACTACCAAATCTAGCTGTGATGTTGAAAGCATTTGTCTTTTGCGCATTGTCTAAATCTTTAGAGAAAGCTTTAAAGTCATCATTTGCAGCAGTAATATCTTTGCCTAATTGCACCAAACTTTGGTCAAGTACATCTGCTTCTTTACTTGACTTAAATAACTCGTCACCAAAAGCAGTAAGTAACGCTGTTCCAACACCAACCGCAAGACCAAGACCAGCAGGACCAGCAAGCCCCTGAACTAAAGCTTTTAATGCGCCACCTGTTGATCCTGTCTCAGCTTTTAATCTACCAAAGCTTTCGATTAATGGGTTGATGTTGTTTTGAATACCAATAAAGCCGAATGGCGCATCCTGCGCAATCCTTGATAAGTTATTAAGCGATTGACCTGCTTGGGCTGCTCCTGGCTTTAATGTACTATTAAGCGCTTGCCCTGTCTTTGAAGCTTCTGTGGCTGTTTTCTTTAAAGCGTCCGATGTGGCATTAAGTCCTTTAGAAACTTGGTCAACACCATCAGCCGTTATAATTATCTTAATCTCTTCAGCCATCTTACTTTACTTTTAAATTATGTCTTTTTAATATCGCCTCATATCTTTCTTTGGTCATTTCTATTTTCTTCGTTTCACCGTTATCTTCACCCATCGGCCAAAAGTTTCCAATGCTCTTCAATGCTTTTGTACCTGCAAAGCTTTCCGCTATACGATAAGAAGCAAAGCGAACCACCATAACCGATTCTCTTTGCTTCTCATAATACCCCTCACTCGCAGCATAAAACTCCATCGGTAGGGCCGTATAATATTGGTACACCGACCAACCAAGTTTGCCAAGGGCAAACTTTAAATTGTCGTAAGCTCGTTCTCTATGGCTTTTTTTTTCTCCTCAATCTCTTCGGTTCCTTTTTTCACCAGGTCTTGCCAGATTTGTGTATCAGCCAGAACCTTGCTCACTTCTGCAATTACTTTCTCCTTATCTTCCATCACATCAACCCAATCGCAGACCTGCTCAAATGTTACCGTCAACTC